GTGAATCTGATGACGGTGATGATTCTGAATCTGGTCAAGGTGACGGTGATACCGAGACTGATGGTGAAGGTGAAGAAGAAGGTAAGTCTAAGGGCAACCTTGATGAAGATGGTGATGAGGGTGAAGGTAGCGGCCAAGGCGGTGATGGTGAAGATGATGAAGATGGTGAAGAAGATGAACTAACCGATATCATCAACCGCCGCAAAGAGTCCGTTGGTACTGATGAGGACTTCGAACCAACTTGTGAAACTGATGACAACTTCCGTAAGAATGAATCGTCATTGATTGCTGCTAAGGCACGTGAGTATGTGTATGTAAACATACCTACCCCTAATCTGCAAAGAATTGTAACACCTGCAAAACGTGTTCAAGAATTGTTGACCGAAGCCTTTGTTGCTCAATGCGGTACTGTAGCATACGGTAGCGGTGCTAATGAATTATACAATGAGTTCCGTAAAAAGAATGAACGTTATATTTCTTTGTTGGCAAAAGAATTTGAGATGCGTAAAGCAGCCTCTAAGTTTGCAAAAGCAAAAGTGTCTGAGACTGGTGACATTGACGTAAATAAAATTTACAAGTACCAGATTGATGATAGCATTTTCAAAAAGATTATGCGTGTTCCTAAAGGTAAATCACACGGCATGGTGTTGTTGTTAGATAAGTCAGGTTCGATGGCAAACAATCTTGCTGCATCATATGAACAGATTCTTATCCTTGCAATGTTCTGCCGTAAAGTAAATATTCCTTTTACAGCATACGGCTTCGGTAATGCACGTGGTCTCCGTGAAATGGATTATCCACGTGAAAAATACCGTGATTTCGATGACAAAGGCAATTATACACTTGGTCATAGTCATGGTTGTTTTAGTGAAAACATTGGTGAAATTCGTTGTTCAGAAGTTTATCTTCGTGAGATGATCAATTCTAAAATGAGCAATGCCGAGTTTTCAAAATCAGTAAAGAATATTCTTTGCTTGATGGATGCATGGTCACACCGTCACGGTTCACGTGGTAAGTTCTTTCGTCCACAGTGTGATGCATTATCAAATACACCGATGTCCGAAGCATTGATCGCTATGCAACCAATCATCAAAGAGTTTCGCCGTGTTAATAACTTAGACATTGTGAATACTACAATCGTTCATGACGGTGATGCTGATGCTATATGCTGGTTCAATGCACAAAATGATGAGAAAGCAAAGTATTTTGATTCAAACAATCAAAACGTTTTTCTGGTAGATAAGAAAAATAAAGTGCAAGTGAATCTGAGAGTATCCGAAGATGATGTTCGTGAAGGTATCTGTGAGTGGTTACAGAAAACAACTGGTACTAAAATTGTTGGTTTCTATCTGACACCAATCACCAGTGCTAAGTTGGCATTGAAGCGCCGTATGTTTGCTGATGATCTGAATGCAGTCCGTCACAAGTACCATGAAGCAAATGAAATTCTTGCAAAGTATGTGAAGAAATTGAAGAAAGAAAAATACCTTGAATCGAAAAATGTAGGTTACGATTCTTTCTATATTTTACCTGCTGGTTCTGATCTGTCAGTTGAAGATGAAGTTTTTGAAGTGAACGGTAAGGCAACAACAGCAACACTTACCAAAGCATTCATGAAATTCAATAAGACCCGTCAGATCAACCGTGTGTTAGTATCAAGGTTCATATCACAGATAGCAGTTTGATAAGTACCCGGCCACTTGACAAACGGTCGGGTACCATTTATAATGATGTTTCAATAGTTAATTGGAGTTTATATTATGGCTAGTCGTTCCGATGTGCGTAGTAAATTTATTAATGCTCTTATCCTTACAGGTAAGACAACAGTAACCCGTCAAGAAGCAAAAGACCTTGCTAAAAAATTAGGGTTAGCAAGTCCGCAATGGTTCACAAAAGATGAGACAAACCGCGTAGGTCGTGGTCTGTATCGTGTACCCTCCGCAGTTAATTCGACGGCTCCAGCACCCGTTATAGAACTCTCAGCACAGGTATTACCTATGTCAAAGCCCGTAGAATCTAAGTCTGGTAATCGTATTGCTAATGTTGTAACAGAACTTGAGATGGAAGACTTAGTGCCTGTCAAATATGACAACTATGTTCCTTTTGGCAACTTTGAGGATGTGTTGTCAATCATACAATCAAAACAGTTCTTCCCTGTCTTTGTCACTGGTCCTTCTGGCAACGGTAAAACAATGTCAATCGAACAGGCTTGTGCCAAAGCAAAACGCAAATTCGTTTGCGTATCAATGACACCAGATACCGATGAGGGTGATCTGCTTGGTAACTATGTTCTGATTAACGGTCAGATGGAATGGCGTGATGGTCCAGTTACTCTTGCGGCCCGTCAAGGTGCTGTACTCTGTATTGATGAGATTGACTACGGTTCAAATAATCTTTCATGCCTACAACGTGTATTTGAAGGTAAACCATTCTTGCTAAAGAAAAAGAATGAGTTAATCACACCAGCACCCGGCTTTACAGTGTTTGCTACTGCAAATACAAAAGGTAAAGGTTCAGAAGATGGTCGCTATATGTTTACCAATGTTCTGAATGAAGCGTTCCTTGAACGTTTCCCAAATACATTCGAACAAGAATGGGCACCAGCATCAGTTGAGAAAAAAATTGTTGCTAAAGAATTGGAATCTGTCGGTAAAGAAGATAAAGATTTTGCAGATAAACTTGTTTCATGGGCTACAGTAATCCGTAGTACATTTGATGAGGGTGGTTGCGATGAGGTTATTTCAACACGCCGTCTGGTACATATCGTAAAGACCTACGGTATCTTCGGTAATAAATTGAAAGCGATTCAGTTCTGCTTGAATCGTTTTGATACCGATACGAAAGTTACCTTCCTTGATCTGTATACCAAAATTGATGCTGGCGTGGATCCAACAGTGCCTGCATCAGCACCAGAAGTAGCAGACCCATCGGTAGAAGTACCCTTCTAATTCACCATTACCACTCAAACCATTGACACAGGTGCAAGCCTGTGTCATAATTGTATTCTAAAGAGAGATGTATCACCTCTCGATTATTGTGTGATACTAATTATGGAGTTACATTATGTCAGTAACAAAATCTCAAAATGAAAAACTGGTTGAGTTTTTCAAATCAGGTAAAGATATCACTGAAGGTCAAGCCCGTACCCGTTTTGGTGTAGCAAATTTGCCAGCACGTATTGCTGAACTTCGTGCCGAAGGTTATAGCATCTACAAAAATAAAACCAAGAACGGTGCCACGGTTTATCGTTTAGGTACACCCAGTCGTGCAATGGTAGCAGCAGCCTATTCGTTGATGGGCGCACAAGCCTTTGCCTAAAATAGTTTGAAACTTAGCGGAGTGGAGACATATATATTGTGTGTCTCTACTCTTTTTTTATGGATAAATTATGCAAATACAAGTAAACATTGAAGAATTGAGAAAGAACAAATTGTTCATAGCAACACCGATGTATGGTGGTATGAACCACGGTCTTTATATGAAATCGTGCCTTGACTTACAAACTGTAATGATCCGTTATGGTATTGAAGTAAAGTTTTCTTTTCTTTTCAACGAATCCCTCATCACACGTGCCAGAAATTATTTGGTAGATGAATTTCTCCGCACAGACTTCACACACATGATGTTCATCGATTCGGACATTCACTTTGATCCGAATGATGTTATAGCACTGATGGCACTTGATAAAGATGTTATCGGTGGTCCTTACCCTAAGAAGTCTATCAACTGGACAAACATTGCAGAAACCGCACGTAAGAATCCAGACTTGAATCCCAAAGAACTTGAGAATCTGGTTGGTGAATATGTGTTCAACGTTGTCAAAGGCACTCAGCAATTTCAAGTTTCAGAACCATTAGAAGTTATGGAAATTGGTACTGGTCATATGATGATTAAACGAAATGTATTTGAGAAAATGGAAAAGGAATATCCATCGATCAAATACAAACCTGATCATGTTGGTCAAGCACACTTCGATGGCTCACGTTATATTCATGCCTATTTTGATACAGTCATTGATACCAAAGATTCTATAATCGGTGGTGGGTCGGAACGTTATCTGTCAGAAGATTATATGTTCTGTCAGATGTGGCGCAAGATGGGTGGCCAAATCTATCTGTGTCCTTGGATGAAAACACAACATATCGGTACCTATGCATTCACTGGTAACATGCCAGCGGTTGCACAGTATACTGGTAGACTGTAATGGACAAGGATGCTATCAAGGCATCCCAGACAGCAACAGAAGGTGGTCGTAAGTTTGATGGTGGTAAAATTCGTTATGGTCTTTTACCACCATTAGCATTAAAAGCGACCGCAGATGTTCTGACATTCGGTGCCGAGAAATACGAACCAGATAATTGGAAACATGTTCCTGATTCAATCAATCGATACTTTGATGCCGCACAAAGACATATCTGGGCGTATCAAGAAGGTGAGGCAATTGATTTAGATTCTGGTAAACACCACCTAGCACATGCAATTTGTTGCTTGATGTTTTTGTATGAACATGATATACTATATTCTGCAAGTGAAAAACAAACTTAATTATGGAGTAACTGATGAAACTTTCCACAGAAACAATGACCTTCTTGAAAAACTTTGCCAATATCAATCAAGGCATGCTTTTCAAATCAGGCAAAACAATCCGCACTATCTCAGCACATAAAAACATTCTTGCTGAGGCTGTTATCTCAGAAGAAATACCAAAAGAATTTGGCGTATATGATTTGAATAATTTTCTTTCGGTCTTGTCTTTACACAAGGATGATCCAATCATCGAATTTGATGAGAGTAATGTTCTAATCTCTGGACTACAGGGCCGTAGCAAAATCAAATATCGATTCTGTGCTTCCAATATGATAGTTACTCCACCAGACAAGAATTTAGAATTAAATAATCCAGAAATTAAATTCGAATTTAGTGCTGAAGATTTCGATTGGGTTCTTAGGTCAGCAAGTATTCTTTCTTCACCACATGTTGCAGTTGAATCTGATGGTGCAAAAATCTTTGTTACAGCATTTGATACGCAGAATGATTCTGCACACACTGAGTCACTTGAGGTTTCAACTGGAAGTGATGCAAAGTATAAAATGGTATTTAAAACTGAAAATTTAAAAATGCTTTCTGGTGGTTATTTCGTAACAATATCATCAAAAGGTATCGCTCATTTCAAACATAAAACCCTGAATCTTCAGTATTGGATTGCTACTGAAGCAGGCTCAAAATATGAAAAGGTATAACATGGCAAAATTTAAACAATTCACCAATGCAGCAACTCAATACGTGGGTGATCCACTCACTATTAATACTGATATAATTGCATCGATATTCGAATCAATTGAAGTGGGCCCGAATGGGAATTTGAATTCGTACACTATAATTTATGGAGTAAATAATATTGATTGGCGTGTAACAGAACCTTATCAAAAGGTTCTTGATATTATAAACTCAGACTGATATACTTTATTTTTTTTATTATGATTTATGTGAAAGGTTTTCATGGAACATCTTCTGTGGACAGAAAAGTATCGCCCAAAGACAGTAGAAGATTGTATCTTGCCAGAACGATTGAAGATTCCTTTTCAGGAGTACGTCAATCAAAAGCAGATACCAAATCTTCTACTGACTGGTGGGGCGGGCGTAGGCAAGACAACGATAGCAAAAGCAATGTGCAACGAGATAGGTTGCGATTACATGGTAATCAATGGTTCTGATGAGAATGGTGTTGATGTTATTCGAGTTAAAGTAAAGAACTATGCATCATCAATGTCACTCTCTGGCGGCCGTAAAGTTATTATTATTGATGAAGCAGATTATCTTTCCCCAAATGCACAAGCATGTCTCCGTAATGCAATAGAAGAATATGCAGCCAATTGTTCATTCATCTTCACTTGTAATTATAAAGCAAAAATTATTGATCCACTACACTCACGATGTTCGGTGATTGATTTTGGTATGAAGAATGGTGAGAAGCAAAAGATGGCAAGTGCATTTTTCAAACGAATTCAATCCGTACTTGAATCTGAAAATGTGGAGTATGATGATAAGGTGATTGCTGAACTTGTGAAGAAACACTTTCCAGATTTCCGCCGAGTCATTAATGAACTTCAACGTTATGCCCAACTTGGTAAAATTGATGTAGGTATTCTTTCTCAGATTGGTGAAGTATCTATCACTCAAGTTGTGAAATTTATGAAAGATAAAGATTTCACATCCGTTCGTAAATGGGCAGCAACAACTGAGATCGATTCAACCGCTTTGTTCCGTAAGTTGTATGATAGTCTCTATGATATATTAAAACCTTCTAGTATTCCCGGCGTGGTTATAGTTCTTGCTGACTACCAATATAAGCAGGCCTTTGTTGCAGATCAAGAGATTAATCTGGTGGCATGTCTTACTGAGATTATGGCCAATGGTGAGTTCAAGTGAGTAAGCCATTTGATTATGTAAATGAGATTCTTCAGGGTAAAAAACAACTTATCGTAGATGAACTTACTGAGAAGGATTATGCACCATTCTTAACTAACCGAGCACTGTCTCTACACAAAGATTGTGTTTTGTTTGCAAATGAGATGAATCAACGCCACCATTTAGATAAAAAGATGCAGAATGACTTTTTACTAAATACTGTCAGGTCTATGAAAAGATCGTTTGCGAAGCGGGAAAAGTCGGAAAAAAATAATGATATAGAATGTATCAAGTTAGTCTACGGACTATCCGATAGTAAAGCACTTGATGCTTTGCGCCTTATAACCAAAGAACAAATCCAACAACTAAAAAAAGAAACCTTT